CGGACCTCAGAGGTGCAGACCTCATTGAGGCAGACCTAAGAGGTGCAGATCTCAGATGGGCGGACCTCAGAGGTGCAGACCTCATTGAGGCAGACCTAAGAGGTGCAGATCTCAGATGGGCGGACCTCAGAGGTGCAGACCTCATTGAGGCAGACCTAAGAGGTGCAGATCTCAGCGATGCAGATCTCAGTAATGCAAACCTCGGACGAGCAGACCTCAGAGGGGTAAAATTATACTACCCGATTGCTTGTCCTGAATCCGGAACTTTTACAGCATGGAAAAAAGCAAAAAAATATATCATAAAGCTCGAAGTTCTTGAAGATGCAAAACGATCAAGTGCTACAAGCAGGGAATGCAGGTGTGACAAAGCAAGGGTGGTAGCTATAGAGGAAAAAGATGGTTCGGAAAGCCATATTACAGAAGTTAACTCAAATTATGATAAGACTTTCATTTATAGAGTTGGAGAGGTAGTGACAGTTGATGATTTTGATGATGACAGGTGGAACGAATGTGCAGCAGGTATACACTTTTTCATAACGAGAGAAGAAGCGGTGAGATATCAATGACGGTAAGGAAACTTGGAGGTGGAGTAATGGCACTGTATGATATAACAGCACGATTAATCATTGATAGTCTTATTTACTTAGATGAAAGCGATTTTAAAAACGAAGAAGAAATAAAAGAAGCGATATACGAGTATGTTTTGGAATCTCTATATTATAGTTGGACTAAAGTGGAGGAGTAGGTGACAATGTTAAAGCCTAAAGTAGATATAAAGGAATTTGAGAAGTTCGGATTTAGAAAGTGTAAAGGATGTAAAGAATTAGATCTTTATTATTTATGCATAGCAAGAGATAGTAAGGTGATTTTTGCAAGCCCAACAATGATTGATATACAAAAATGGGAGCGTGATGATCCAAGGATACATGATAGACCAAATTGCAAGTATAGAGATACAAGAACAACTTTAGATATCTTATATCAGTTAATAAAAGCTGATATGCTGAAAGGGGACTGGAGGAATAGTATATGATTGATATAAAAGACTTGAGGGTAGGACAATCAATGTACGAGGTTCAAAGTGGGTATGAAATGGGGCTACACAAAGAAGAAATTGACACCGTGCAGGAAGTAACAGTCACAAAAGTAGGGAAAAGGTATGTAACGATAAAATCTGAAATAGGATTTAGAACATTCGACTCTAAAGAGGATTTTAAAATCTATGATGGATATAGCTATAAAAGGTTGGATCGTGCTCTTTATGCCAGCGTACAAGATTACCACGATGAATTGAAAAAAGAGAAGACGTTAAAAAAGATAAGAGATTATTTCAGTTATGATTATAAACGCTTTAATCTATTAAGCCTTGAAGAACTAGAAAGCATAAACAGCATCATAGATAAATATTAAACCGATAACAGAAAGGAGACGAGCTTGCCGGCATAAAGATTAATCGGCTCCTTGAATGAATGAAATACGATCAACAAATAATATCTTTAATAAACGATATGTCAAAATATTATTCACCACATCAGGTATTTTCCGATTGGGTAGAAATGTATGCGATATCAATATCCAATGCGTGTATATTATTAAACAGCAAATTAAAGCAAGCAAGAGAACAGAAATATTTTGAGATTGTAAAAAAATATAAAAATACTGAGATGAGTAAATTTCCTGACTTATGCGGGCTACTTACTATTGCGTTAGATAATGACATAGCTGATGTTCTCGGTAATGTATATATGGGGCTTGAATCAGGAAGCAAGCACACAGGGCAGTTCTTCACACCAAACCATATAAGCAGACTTACAGCAAGACTTATGCCACCGGTTACAGATACGGACGGAATAATAAGATTTACTGAGCCAACGTGTGGAAGTGGCGGGATGATAATAGCATATGCAAAAGTATTAGTGGAACAGGGTGTAAATTATCAAAAAAAGCTGGAAGTAATAGCACAAGATATAGACTACAGATGTGTTCATATGTGCTATGTGCAATTATCCTTACTTGGTATTAAAGCAACAGTATTAAGGCAAAATACACTTACACTTGAAGAAGTATCTGAGGATAGTGTATTTTTAACGCCAGCAAAAACGGGGGTGCTAATGTGAAATCAGAGTTAATTGAAAAAATAGTACTTTCTTTCATAGATATTATTAATGGCGTGGATATGGGAGAGCTAAAATCAAGGCTTTACATAGCTATGAAAGGCTATAGCATATCGCTTGAGAGTACCGAGCTTGTTGTAAGAGAAGAAGATAGAAATGAGTGGTATTTGAAAAAGTTCCTGATGACAAAAACAGTGCAGGGTTTATCTGAAAAGACATTAGCACAATATGCCGCCGAAATTCCAAGAATGTTAAGCGTGATAGGAAAGCCAGCTGAATGCGTAAGCTCAGACGATATATTGTATTACCTTGCTGTAAGAGAACAAAGGGATAAAGTGTCCAAAGTAACTGTTTCAAATAACTTAAGATACCTAAGGACCTTTTTTGAATTTCTGACTATCGAAGGGATAATACCGACCAATCCTGCACGAAAGGTAGGTAGTATCAAGGTAGCAAAGAAACAAAAGAAAGCATTTACAGATGTCGAGGTCCTTAAGCTAAGACAGGGCTGCAAGGATGTAAAAGAAAGGCTTATAGTGGACATGTTACTAAGTACCGGATGTAGGGTCTCTGAGCTTGTAGCTATAAAATTTGAGGATATAGAAGGCAGAAAGATAAATGTCTTAGGCAAGGGAAATAAAGAGAGAACAGTTTATCTTAATGCACAGGCACAACTTACTCTGGATGAGCATATTCGAGGTATTAATATAGCGATTAATCCGTATATCTTTCCAAGCACAAGATACAGAAATAGTAAAGATCATACAAGTAACAGTTCGATAGAAGGCTTTTGTAGAAGGCTTGGAGAAAAAGCGGGAGTTAGAAATGTGCATCCGCATAGATTTAGAAGAACCTGTGCGACGATGGCTTTAAAAAGAGGAATGCCCGTGGAACAGGTCAGCAAAATGCTGGGACACGAGGATCTTAAAACAACTCAAATATACCTGGACCTTGATGAAAGAAATCTTGAAATAGCACACGAAAAATATGTCGTATAAAAAAAGGAGATAATAATGAAAAACACATTAACCGATTTGAATAACTACCTTTTTGAGCAGATAGAAAGACTTAATGATGATGAGCTTAGCGAGGATCAGCTCGAAAAAGAAATAAAAAGAAGTGAGGCGGTTCAGAAAGTGGCAAGAACGATCATTGAGAACGGACAGCTTGCCCTAAGTGCAAAAAAGCATATGGACGAATATGGGCAAGGGCAGAGTGTAGAATTACCTATGTTGGGCATAACCAAATCATGAACAGAATCTGAAAATAAGGATTTGAGAGAGACTGTGAGAAACTTACAAGAAAGGATCAAAAAGTTCGAGGAGCATTGATGTATGAAAATTTTTAAGGCTACAAAAGAAGAAAAAGATTTTTTCACGGAATACGTCCCGGGGCACACATACAAAGAGATACAAGCAGAATTTTGCAAAAGATTTAATAAAACATTAACTTCGAATCAGGTAACAGGGTACATAAAGAGAAATGGTCTGAAGACCGGCATAGATGGGAGATTTAAAAAAGGACGGACACCATCTAACAAAGGGATGAAGGGGTGGTATGCTCGAGGTATGGAAAAGAATTGGTTCAAGAAGGGGGATATCCCACCAAACTACAAACCTGTAGGAAGCGAAAGGATAAGCAAGGACGGATACATTGAAATAAAAGTTAAAGATCCTAATAAGTGGCAGCTTAAACACAGATATATATGGGAAAAAGAAAACGGTAAAGTTCCAAAGGGTATGCTTTTAATATTCAAAGATAACAATAAACTCAATATCGATCTCGACAACTTGATGCTGATCAGCAGAGCAGAAAATGCAGTAATAAACAGGGCAGGTGATTCGGTTTTTACAGGGCAGGCAAAAGAAGTCATCGTGAATTTAGCCAAGCTTAAGTGTGCTACTGTAAAAGCTAAAAAGGGGGTGGATGAATGACAGCTAAAGAGTACCTCAGGCAGCTAAAATACTTAGACAACCGGATAAATGCTAAGCTGCTTGAGCGGGAACAGATAAGAACAATAGCTGAAAAAACCACAGTAAGTTTATCTGAGAAAGTACAGACAAGTTCCCAAAACAAAATGGATGATGTAGTTGTAAGGCTGGTGGAGCTTGAAGAACTTATAAACAAAGATATAGATAAGCTTGTTGAATTAAGAGAAGAAGCGGGGAATAAGATAAACAGGATCTCTAATGATAAATATAAAATTGTATTATCAATGTATTATTTATCAAATAAAACCTTCGAAGATGTTGCGGAGTTGACCAATATGTCATTTAGATGGATTCATAAATTACATGGTAGGGCATTAAAAGAATTTGAAAAAATTTTACATAGTTCATAAAAGTTCATAGTAATTCATATTGACTCTGTGATATTATGTAAGTGGGTTTTAAGGAAACCTTCGGGCATAACCCTCCTTTACACAATTCATATACAGAATTCAAACACAAAGAAGGCAGTCAGCAGGCTGTCTTTTTTGTTTGTAAAAAATAAAAGATGGGAAGGTGAGGTGTGTGGCAAATGGGCATGAAAACTTAATACCGTTTAACAAGCGAAGTGTGGATGAAGTGAGGGAATTTAATTCTAAGGGCGGAAAAGCTTCTGGAGAAACAAGGCGACGTAAAGCGAACTTTAGAAAGGTTTTAAATCTGATTTTAACTGCTAAAATTGAACATCCTGAATGGACACCCATACTTGAAGCTATGGGATTAGACAGCACACTTGAGAGTGCTGTAAATGCTGCAATCATAAAGAAAGCTTTAGATGGCGATGTAAAAGCTTATGTGGCAATCCGTGATACATTGGGTCAAACATTAAAATCAGATTTGGATTTGGAAGAACAGATTGAAAGGATTGTAAATCAAAAAGCGAAAACTGAAAATTTAAAATCACAAACAGAAAAAATAAATAAAGAAACAGAAAAAACACAGTCAATTAAATATACAGGGATACCTGCAAGTATGGTGGCTCCTGTGTTTGCTCCCGTCTTGTTTGACATACATGAACACAACTATACGGAGTATGTATTTCCCGGGGGCAGAGGCTCAACAAAATCTTCTTTCGTGTCGTTACAAGTTATAGACTTGATAATGCGAAATGACAACATGCACGCCGTAGTTATGAGACAGGTAGCGGATACGCTTAGAGGTTCAGTCTATCAGCAAATTTTGTGGGCGATAGACGCACTTGACCTTACAGAAGAGTTTCATGCGACTGTCAGTCCTATGGAAATCACACGAAAGATCACAGGGCAAAAGATATACTTCAGAGGTGCAGACGACCCGGGCAAGATTAAATCTATAAAGGTACCATTCGGCTATATCGGTATTTTGTGGTTTGAGGAGCTTGACCAGTTTGCAGGTCCTGAATCAGTAAGAAAGATAGAGCAGTCTGTAATTCGTGGTGGTGATGTTGCTTATATATTTAAGTCATTTAACCCACCTAAGACATCAAATAACTGGGCTAACAAGTACATTAAGGTACCAAAGGAGACAAGAACAGTGATAGAAAGCAACTACTTACAAGTACCGGCTAAATGGCTGGGCAAACCGTTCCTTGAAGAAGCGGAGTTCTTAAAAGAGACTAACCCTGATGCTTATGAGAATGAATATATGGGCGTGGCTAACGGTGCAGGCGGTTCGGTATTTGACAATGTGGTTATAAGGCAGATAACAGACGAGGAAATAGCAGAATTTGATCACATTCTAAACGGTGTTGACTGGGGATGGTATCCGGATCTATATGCTTTTGTGCGTGTTCATTATGAGCCTGCACAACATAAGCTATATATTTGGCAGGAATACACATGTAACAAGCAGAGCAACGAGCAGACAGCGAATACGCTCATAGAGATGGGTATTACAGGCAATGACATAATAACTTGCGACAGTGCGGAGAATAAATCTATAGGCGATTATAAAGCTTATGGGCTACTTGCGAGAGCGGCGGAAAAAGGTCCGGGGAGCAGGGAATACTCATATAAGTGGTTGCAGTCTTTAAAAGAGATAATAATTGACAATATCAGATGTCCGGAGGCTGCACAGGAGTTTTTAGATTATGAGTATGAAAGAGACAAGGAAGATAATGTAATAAGTGGTTATCCTGACGGTAACGATCACTGTATAGATGCTGTAAGATATGCGACTAACCGCATCTGGAAGAAAAAAGGACAGTAAGATGTTTAACAGATTGATAGAAATAATAAGAGGGGTGATTAAAAAAGTGTTTCCTTCAAAGACGATAAAGCAGGTGATAGGGCAGGACATAGCCATCAGTCAATTTATGATAAACAAAATAGAAACATGGAACACTATGTATAATGGTCATGCCTCTTGGATTGATAACAAAGTAAGTTCTTTGATGATAGAGCAGGGCATTTGTACGGAGTTTGCGAATGTATGTCTTAATGAGATGGAGGCAAGCGTATCAAATGAACAAGTAGATGTGATATTTCAAGAGTCTATCAGGGCACTTAATGAGAACCTGCAACTTGGTTTAGGCTTAGGATCCTTTTGTATAAAACCCTTAGGCGGTGATGCGGTTGAGTACATAACAGCGGACAGATTTATACCGCTTGCATTTAACTCAAAAGATAGACTTACAAGTGTTGTATTTATACAGGTTAAGAGAGTAGGCGAAAACACTTTTTATATAAGGCTTGAATACCACGAATGGAAAGAAGATAAAACACTGAGGATACAAAACAAAGCCTATAAGTCTTCAGACGGTAACAGTATCGGTTCTCCTATTGATTTGACGGATATAGAAGAGTGGGCAAATCTTCCGGAAGATGTATTTTACACTGGAGTAGAAAAGCCTGACTTTGGATATTACAGAAATCCTATTAAAAACACTATTGACAATTCACCTTGTGGAGTGTCGGTATTTGATACTTCCATAAATCTCATAAAGATGACCGACACACAATTTGCAAGACTTGATTGGGAGTTTGAAAGCGGAGAGCGTGCTGTTCATGTGGATATTGCAGCACTGCAAGCCGTACCGGTAATAGGGAAAGAAGGCAAGACAACATACAAGATGCCTAGGCTGTCCGAAAGGCTTTACAGGGGCTTAAATCTATCTAAGGGCAACGGTGACGATATATATCAAGAGTACAGCCCTGAAATTAGAGACAGCAATATTGTAAATGGCTTAAATGCTTATCTTAGAAGAATAGAGTTTAATTCCTGTTTGTCTTATGGTGATTTGTCAGATGTCAGTGATGTGGACAAGACAGCTACAGAAGCAAAAATAGCAAAGAAGCGTAAGTTTAATAGAGTAAAAGCAATACAATCTAACTTAAGGGATTGCTTAGAGGATTTAGTATATGCACTGGCATTTTATAACGGACTAACAAAGACGGGATATGAATTTATATGCACTTTTAAGGACTCAATTCTTGTAGATGAAGAAACTGAAAGACAGCAGGATAGGCAGGATGTTGCAATGGGCGTTATGAGACTTGAGGAATATAGAGCTAAGTGGTATGGAGAAACAATAGAAGAAGCAACTAAAAACTTGCCTACTGCACCTGATGGCATAGAGGAATAATACATGACCCCTGAAGATATGGAAAAACTTCCGAAACCATTAGAACGGTTAATGGCTGATTTAGAAATGAATATAATGGCTGAGGTAGTAGACAGGATAAAGGACATTAAAAAAATTACTCCAACTATAAACTACTTACTTGATAGGGTGTACGATATTGGAGTTGGCAAACAACATATAAAGGATGTAATAGATGATGCATTAGCAGATGTAAATGAAAGTATAGACAAAGTATATAAAGAGGCATTGCAGCTTGATTATGCTAGAAATAGTGATATATATAAATCTGTCGGTAAGGATATGAAACCCTACAGCGAAAACAAGTGGTTGCAACAATTAAGCAATACAATTAAAGAGCATACAAAGGGAAGTATTGAAAATATAACTAAAACCACAGGGTTTAATATCATAAGAAACGGTCAAAAGATGTTTGCACCTTTAGAAAAATATCTCACTGAAAGTCTTGATAGGGCTATGATGAATGTAACTACCGGTTCCAAGACATATACGGAGGCTATTAATGAAACTGTTGATGAAATGACTAAAAGCGGCCTTAGGACGGTTGATTATGCGTCAGGAAGAAAAGACAGAATAGATGTAGCGGTCAGAAGGGCAGTGCTTACAGGGGTTTCTCAGCTTACTTCAAGTATTACTGAACGAAATATGAAAGAGTTAGGTACTGACTATGCAGAAGTGGACTGGCATTTAGGGGCAAGAAATACAGGCATAGGTTTTGAAAATCACCAATCATGGCAAGGAAAGGTATACAGTAAAAGTCAGCTAAAGACTATATGCGGTTTTGGAGATATGCTCGGACTTCATGGGATTAATTGCAGGCATATAATATTTCCTTTTATACCCGGTATATCAAAGAGAAAGTATACAGATGAATGGTTGGAGGAGCAAAACAAAAAAGAAAATGAAAAGAAAAATTATAAAGGCAAAGAATTTGATACCTATGAAGCTTCACAAAGACAAAGGCTGCTGGAAAGAACTATCAGAAAGTATAAGCAGGATATAAAGCTTTTAGAAAGAGCTGAGGCCGATAAAGACATAATCACATTAAAGAGAGCAAAACTCAAAGCGGTTGAGAGGGAGTATGTAGACTTTTCAAAAGCTATGGGGTTAAAGCAACAGGGTGAGAGATTAAGGGTCAGCAATGTATATAATTATAGTGGGGTTAAATTTCCTGAAGTAAAATTAGGAACAGGAACTTCAGATAGCAATAACAACAATGGAAGTGTTTTACCTCCGGAAAAAATAGGAACTATAGATCCTGTGAATACAGGCAAGGCAATTGAATATTATAATGATAAAATACGCAACTCTGATATAGAAAATGCTATAATTATTGATAGATATGGAAATATATACTATACTAAAGGGGATGAAGACAGTGTAATGTTTGGTGGAATAGATTTAACCGGTGCCACAATTACTCATAACCATCCTGAATCTAATGGTATTGTATCTTTTGGTGAAGATGATTTTGTTTTTATAAGAGACAATCCCGATATTAAGGAACTCTTTGCTGTTAATTCTGAATATACCTATTCTGTTAAAGTTACATCTGATATGAGTAAATTATTCTATTCCGAATATAATAGAAAGGCAATGTTAGAAGCAGAATTTACACCGGATTTTGATATTCAACATAAAGTATTTGAAATACTGGATAGGGAGGGAAAAGTAAAATATGCTAGAGAAAAATATAACCCTTAAACAAAGAGAAAAGATTGAAGAAATAAAAAAAGAGTGGGGGGATGAAATAGATAAAATTCCTGAAAACAAATACCCCCAAGGGGTGTTTGTACTTGATGGAGGAAATAGCAGAGATTATACTAAACTATCAAAAAAATATTTACAAATGATACAAGAAGTACTTAAAAAATCTGAATAGTGTCAAAATTAAAGCGCCTTAACGGGTGCTTTTTTAATACAATTTTGCCGGTAGATTAGGCGTAAAACAGTCAGCACATGGGAGCGAACCCGTAAAAAGCGTAGTGAAAGGAGCAACATGAAAAGAAAGTTTTTAGAAGATATGGGTCTTACAAAGGAACAAATAGACAGTGTCATGGCGGAAAACGGTAATGATATTGAAGCGGCAAAAAGTGAAGTAGAACAGGTCAAAACTGAACTTGAGCAGACAAAAGCACAACTACAAGAAGCCAATACAACCATAGAAAGCTTTAAGGACTATGACCAAGTAAAGGCACAAGTAGAAGACTATAAGAAGAAATATGAGGACTCTAAAGCAGAATACGAAGGTAAGATTGCGGATATGCAATTTGATTCTACTCTGGAAGCTGCTATAAATGCAGCAGGAGGAAGAAGTGCAAAGGCTGTAAGAGCATTACTTGATGTAGATGCACTTAAGTCAAGTAAAGATAGAACCACTGATATTAAGACAGCTCTTGAAGCCTGTCAAAAAGAGAATTCGTATCTGTTTGGTAGTGGTGAACCTATCAATAATCCTGTTGCATCTACCGGTGGTGGCAATGGGGGCATGGATGCAAGTACTATTTCACTAAGAGCTGCCATGGGACTCAGTACAGAAGATAAGAAGTAAGAAAGGAATAAAGGAATATGGCAAATAACATTACATTAGCGAAGAATTATACCGACCTACTTGATGAGGTCTACAAGAATGCATCAGTTACCTCTGACCTTACAAGTGATGCAACAATGATGAGAGCCGGAGCAAATGCAAAAGAAATTCTATATCCACAGATTGAAGTTTCCGGTTTAGGAGATTATGACAGAAACAGCGGTTATACAAACGGGTCCGTAAATGTGGTATGGAAGAGTACAACATTTAACTATGACAGAGGTACAAAGATATCTGTTGATACTATGGATGATCAGGAGACATTTAACATCGCTTTCGGTATGGCAGGAGCAACGCTCCAGAGAGAGAAGGTAGCACCTGAGGCTGATGCTTTTACATTCGCAACGCTTGCGGGAATAACAGGCATTTCAAAGGCTACACCGGCTACATACACCGGAGCTGAGCAGTTCCTTGCAGCATTGTTAGAAGCTAAGAATAAGATGGATGAGGATGAAGTACCTGAAGAAAACAGATTACTTTATGCCACACCTACTCTCCTAAACAGTATCATGAGCCTTGATACCACAAAGTCAAGAGAAATCTTGGCAACATTTTCAATTAAGAAGCCTGTGCCTCAGTCAAGATTCTATACAGTGATTGAACTTCAGGATGGAAAGAGTTCAGGTGAGGAATTGGGGCACTATAAGAAAGCTTCCTCCGGTAAAGATATAAACTTTATGATTATACATAAGCCTGCAATCATCAAGTTTGATAAGCATATTGCTTCAGATATTATTACACCGGAAAACAACCCAAATGCGGATTCTTATATCTCAAAATACCGTAAATACGGGCTTGTTGATGTGTATAAGAATAAGGTTGCAGGAATTTATTTAAGTCACAAGGCATAAGAAAGGAGTATTGCATGAGAGAAGTTGGCATGGGCGTAAGCGTTGAAGCTAAAAGTGATGAAATCATTGAGACACTTAAGGCAGAGAATGAAGCTTTGAAGGCAGAGAATGAAGCTTTGAAGGCAGAGGTTGCAAAGGCTAAGAAGGTAAAGGAATAGAGGTGAGGCACTGATGGGAATATATGCAGATAACGATTTTTATACAGATGAATATTTGCAGGGTAGGAATCCGACCATTGGTGCCGGATTCAATTACTATGCAAGAGGTGCAAGTAAAATAATAGACTTATACACATTTGGAAGGCTTGAAGGAGTAGAAGATATTCAAAAAGATGTAAAGTTTTGCTGTTGTGAGTTAGCTGAGCTAATATTTGAAAATGAAGCACAGTCAAGAGATACAGGAAATAAGACATCTGAGCGAATTGGGTCCTACTCTGTAGGTTTTTCAAGTAAAGCAGATAGTGAAGAGGCTTTTAAGTCAAAACAGTATGATATTGTGATTAAATGGCTAGGCGATACAGGTCTTTGCTATAGGGGGCTGTAATATGTTTACTAATACAGACATCACATTGTACTTATGCACTAAAGAAGGAAAGCTTGAAAAGTTTACAAGACAGGTAGTAAAAAATGTTTACTGGGAAGATGTAGAATATTCTACATTCATTAAAACAGGGCAAAGAGGTAGTTGCACAGCATTAGTTATGATACCTCTCAGTAGCCTTGGAAAAGCTATTAACTTTACAAAGGGCAAGGATTTAATGGTTAAGAGCGCTATTGATTTTGAGTTTGATAACACTTCTCAGGCTACTATTTCAGAGGGTATAGTAAAGCTTAAGACAAATCACAAAGCATTAACGCTTGTATCGGTAGATGAAAGGTTGTATGGCAGTAAGTCAGTGCAACATTATGAATTGACCTGTAAGTAAGGGGTGGTAAATTGATTAATGGGAGTTTTAATATACAACCTACAGAATTATTATTAACTCAAAAAGGACTTAATAAGATGGGAGAGGTGCAAAAGGTAGTTGATTCTGAATGTATGAGGTATATGGAACCATATATACCTAAAAGAACAGGGGTATTGATAAACAGTATGTTACTCTCAACTGTCATAGGTTCAGGAGAAATAAATATAAAAACCAAGTATGCACATTATATGCACGAAGGAATAGTTTATGTGTCTCCTACAACCGGAAGTCCTTTTGCTAAAAGAAATGAGGTCAAGATACCTACAACAAGGAAACTTAGTTACATAGGTGCTCCAATGAGAGGAAGGAAGTTTTTTGATCGTATGAAGGCAGACCATAGAAATGATATTCTTAAAGCAGCACAAAAAGTGTTGAATGGAGTAATATGACGATTATAGATTTTATGAGGGAGAAAATTACATCTTATCCTAAGATATCGGAGTTTCTTATAAACAGTGATATCCATATAGATTTTACAGAACCGGAGCCTACTAATTATGGTCTATCCAGTAATGGTGATAGATTACTTAAGAAAGATTTACTTGGGGTTCAAACAAGAAGGCATAACTTTGTTCTGTATGCCATAGGGCAGTCAATTACTGATTACAACAGACTTGCTAACAGTAATTTTCTTTACGAACTTGCCCATTGGCTTGAACATCTTCCGGAAGAAGAGTTTACCATGGATGTTAATGGAAAAGATGTAAAAACTACTTTTATAGAAGCCACTACGGAAAATGCAATGAGCATGGGATTAATGGGTGAAACAATTAATGACGGTATTATGTATCAGATACAGATATATGCTATTTATAAAATAGAAAGTGAGGATTAAGGATGGCAGTAACAGGAAAAATAAAGCGTAAGTTTATGGCTAATTTCATAGACTCAGCTACAAGCGGAACGGCAGCCTATGTAAGGTTAGGAACTGACCTTGAGGAATACAATGTTGAGATGAATGCAAATGTTGAAACTAAGAATAATATTCTTGGAGAAACATCTGTAAGCATAGACAGCTATCAGCCACAAGCTTCAGTAGAACCGTATTATGCGGTTGTGGGAGAACCGCTTTTTGCGAGACTGCAAAAGATTGTAGACGAAAGGCAGACACTTGATGATCTGAAGACAAGTGTTGTAGAAGTTCATCTATGGGAAGATGCGGGTGCAGCGGATACCTATGTGGCATATAAAGAAGATGCAATGATTGAAATATCAAGCTATGGTGGTGATACCACAGGTTATCAAATACCGTTCAATGTGCATCTTACAGGAAATAGAGTAAAAGGTAAATTTGTACTTGCAACAAAAACATTTACACCGGGGGAATAATAAATGAAAAATTTATCATTTAATGATGGAAAGGAAAGCTTTAAAATTAATAATGATCCGAACAGGGTCATAAGGTTCAATCCTGCCGATCCTGAAATAATCAACAGAATATTGGGTGTGCAAAAGGACTTTCAAAACTACACACTGGATGAAAGTATAGAATTAAATCCTGATGGTACTCCAAAGTCAGGTCTTGAAAAGGAAGGTGCTTATGTGGCTGAATTTACAAAAACCATGAGGAAAATCTTTAATGATATTTTTAATTCAGATGTATACGATATCATTTTTGACGGACAATCCCCGTTTTGTATAGTTGGGCAGAAATATTTGTTTGAAGAAGTTCTTGACGGGCTAATAAATATAATGCAGCCGGCTATTGATAAATATACTAAAGAAAATGATAAGAAGATGAGGGTATATCTAAAGGATGTGGAATAATGATAGGAAAGTTACCTACAAGTATCACAATAGAGGGCAAGGAATATAATATCGAAACAGATTATAGGAATATACTACTTGCTTTAATTGCATTTGAGGACGCCGACTTAAGTGATTCAGAAAAGCTTTACATATTAATGCGTAGAGTTTTAAGAACTAATTTTGATTTGATACCACATACAGAATTGGAATATACTCTAACAGAAGTTAAGAGGTTTATTAATTGCGGGAAAGAGGAAAGTAATAAGAATGATCCTAAAAAGCTTATTGATTGGGAGCAGGATGAATCACTAATATTTCCGGCAATAAACAAGGTGGCAGGTAAAGAAGTCAGACATGTAGATTATATGCATTGGTGGACCTTTATGGGGTACTTTATGGAAATAGAAGAAGGTATTTTTTCCACCGTACTCGGCATTAGGCAGAAAAGGGCTAAGGGCAAGAAACTTGATAAATGGGAACAAGAGTTTTATGCAAATAATAAGGATATTTGTATTATAAAAACTAAGTATACTCAAGAGGAACAAGAAGAAATAGATAGATTAAATAAGTTATTAGGATAGGTCAACAGCCTATCCTTTACTTTTTGAAAGGAGTATTAATGGCAGCTGACGGAAGTCTTAAGTTTGATACAAAAATCAATACGGATGGATTTAAAAATGGTGTAAGCTCTATAAAAAGAGCTGGAAAAGCCTGCTCTACTGCAATAGAAAATACCGGAAGAAGTGTTGAAAATGCATTCAATAAGTCTACTTCAATATCAACTTTAGAAAGCCAAATAACTCAAACAAAAAGTCAAATAGCTGCCCTTACTGCTGAACTGAATAGATTAGGTAATGAAAAGATACCTACAGAAGAGTTTAAGTGGTATTCAGATTCTATTGATAAGGCAGAAAAGAAGTTAGAGAGCTTAATATACAGACAAGAAAAAATGGATGCTATGGGTACAAGTAATCGATCCTCGTCTTGGAAGAGCTTACAGTATGATATAGAGCAGACCAATAGAATGCTTGAAACATATAGAAATGAATTAGAGTGGCTTAGCGAAAAAGAAAAGCATACAAGTGGAAAGGATACTACTCAGTATCAACAAAAAGCGGCAGCTCTGGAAACTCTAACATCTAAGCTTAGTGAACAGCAGGTAAAACTGGAAGGCTTGAAAACTAAAGAAGCAGAAACAGCTCAAGAATCGGAAAAGCTTAAATTAATAGGTGAGAATGCTAAAGTTAGCAATCCTAAGATAGTTGAACTTTCAAGGGTGTTGGAAAATCTGAATGCAAGACAAAATGAATTAAGATCCGCAGGAGTAGGACAAGGTTATGAGGAATTTGATAGAAATGCTCAAAGAATAGCGTATATAAACAGCAAATTAGGAGAATATAAAAATCATTTAAGCGGAAGTACAGAAAAATCTTCTAGATTTGGTAATAGTGCTAAAATTGCTATGAGCATTGCTAAAAAGGCAGTATCAGGGCTCGTTTCAAGTGTAAAAGCATTAGGTTCATCTCTTGCCAAAACAGCAGGGAACGGGATACAAAGTCTATCCTCAAAACTTAAAGGATTGCATAAAAGTGCAGGAAGTGCAAGTAATGGTATTTTTAAATTATCTAATATGTTCAAACTTATGCTTATAAGAATGGCAATGAGAGGAGTGATACAAGGCGTAAGGGAAGGCTTGCAAAATTTATCACAGTATTCTTCAGAAACTCAAGCATCAATTTCAAGTCTGATGAATTCAATGGGGTATCTTAAGAATAGTTTTGCAGCTGCTTTCGCACCTATTCTTAGCGCAATAGTACCGGCTTTAAATGCATTAATTAATGTGATTGCAAACGCCCTTAATTATGTGAATCAATTCTTTTCTGCACTCGGTGGAAGTACTACATTTATAAAAGCAAAAAAGGCTAATGACGGTTATTCAAAAAGCTTAGGTGGAACAGGAGGCGCAGCCAAAAAAACAGGTAAGGAAATAAAAAAAATAGTTGCACCTTTTGATGAACTTGTACAGCTTCAAAAAGAGTCATCTAAAGACAGTAATTCCGGAGGAGGTGGAGGAGGTGGTCCAGCTACACCCCAAGGATTGTTTGAAACAGCTACTATTGATAAAGGAATAGGAGACTTTGCAAATAAATTAAAAGAACTTTTTAAAGCCGGTGATTGGAAAGGTTTAGGTGAGTTTCTAGGAGAAACAATAAATAGTGCAATAGAGGATTTTACAAAGTTTATCAGTTGGGATAATTTAGGTGCAAAGATAACAGAGATAGTCACTGCATTTACGACTCTTTTTAATTCTCTCGTAGCAACTATAGATTGGTATGCACTTGGTAATATGTTTGCGACAGGTATAAATACTATAGCAATGACATTGTTTTTGTTATTAACTCAAATAGATTGGTTGCAACTGGGAGCCGCTTTTGCAACAGGTCTTAACGGACTTATACAAAATGTAGACTGGGATCTGATAGGAATAACTATAGGTGCATATTTTCAAGCACAAATAGCAATGCTTTTCGGATTTATTGAGGGTTTTGATTGGGCAAGTCTGGGTGTAGCATTGGGTACAGCCTTAAATGGGTTTATATCACAAATAGATTGGATAATGCTTGCAACTGCAATAGGAGATGGCATAAATGGAGTTCTTAATACTCTATTTAGTTTTATTACAACGTTTAACTGGACAGAATTAAGCCAATCACTTGCCAGTGGGTTAAATTTAGTCATAGATACCATAGAATGGGCAAAACTTGGGACACTTCTTGCTGAAGGATTAAGCACAGCATTTAATTTTATTAAAGATTTTGCGTTGACTTTTGATTGGACAGGATTTGGTACTTCTCTTGGAGAGAGCATTAACTCCTTTGCAGAAAATTTTGACTGGACTTCATTTTCTGCTATATCAACTTTAATTATTGGGCTGTTGGACAGTTTGATCGCATTCATAGCAGAAGTTGATTGGTTTAAACTTGGAGATAGCGTAACTACAGCTTTAGTGAGTATTGACTGGGCAGGTATGGCAAGTAAGCTTTTTGAAGTGATAGGTATAGCTTTAGGCAGTTTTGCCGTGTTTATAGGGGGGTTGCTGGCTCAAGGAGTGAAAGCTTCAGTAGACTTCTTTAAAGGTGAAACAGAAGCGTGTGGTGGAAATGTAGTATTGGGCATATATAACGGTATAAAGCATATTATTGCAGGAGTTTTTACATGGTTATACACCAATATGGTAAAGCCGTTTCTTCTTGCATTAGGTAAGGCTTTTGGTCTGCAAAACTTGGGACCTACTTTAGATAATATTGCAAAATGGTTATGGGAAGGATTTTGCATTGGTATAAAAAGAATGTTTTTTAATCCTATCGGATTTATAAAGGAAAATATAACGGATCCATTTATAAATGGAATAAAAGGACTGCTAGGTATACACAGTCCGTCTACAGTTATGTCTGAAATGGGTGGCTATACTGTAGATGGATTTAGTGAAGGTGTAAAAAATAAGAAAAGCAGTGCTCAAACAGTAATAACAGATTGGGCGAGCGGTGTAGTTTCTTGGTTTTCAAATAAATTAGGTATTTCGGGTGGAAACTCTTCAGAGTCTGAAAAATGGGCTAACAGTACGATGGACGGATTTAATAAGTCTGTAACTGCAAAACAAAAGAACTCTCAAGGTATCATGGAGAGTTGGGCAGGTAATATTAGAAACTGGTTTATAGGTTCAGGAGAAGGAAAAGGTATTAATACAGCTTCTTGGACTAAGTTTTCCGGAGATATAATAAAGGCTTTTGGAAATAAAATAACTTCAAGCTATCAAGATAATAAGTCGAGTATAGAAAAATGGGCGGATGATACAAGAAAATGGTTTATAGGAGAAGGAAATTCTAAGGGAGTAAATGAAATTTCATGGACTAAGTTTGCTGAAAATATACTTAATGCGTTTAAAAATAAAATAAATACAAGTAATCAAGAAGTAAAAAGTTCTATGGAAACTTGGGCTAATGGTGTCAGATCTTGGTTCTGGGGTGATACTAATACTACAGGCGAAACAGGGTTATATAAAAGTTTTTATGATATGGCTAAAAGAATAAATGAAGGTTTTGCCAAAGGGATCAATACATTTGCACATCTTGCTAAGAACGCAATAAGAACATGGGCTTCAGAATTAACTGCAGCAGCAAAATCAGAATTGGATATACATTCCCCTTCAAGAGTTTTTATGAAAATAGCCGGGTTTGTTGTAGATGGTTTTAATGAAGGGTTGCAAGATAAAATAGACACATCAAAAACTGTATTACAAGGCTGGCTTGACAGTATACAACACTGGTCTGAAAAGACGGGGTTAAGTGTTCCTATAGAATTTAATATACCTAATGCAAGAAACTATTTTCCGGATGTCGCACTTGGTAAAGTTATACCGCCAAGAGCAGGTGAAATAAATTCATTTAAGTCTTCATATAATGAAACTGATAGTACAGAAAATATATTAAACAGATTAAATGATGTGATCGACAGATTGGATGTAGATAGACCTATACAGCTTGTCCTTAATTGTAAAGGCAGTATGTCGAGCCTTGTTAGAGAATTAAAACCGGAACTTGATAAAGAAAGCACAAGGCAGGGCATAAGTCTTGTGGTGGTAGGAGGAGCATAATGCAGAATGTTTTCAGTCTTAATGGTGTTAAATACAATATAAATATACTGGAGCTTAAAAGAAAGTTTGCCGTAACAGATACGGAAAACTCAGGAAGAGTTGCGGATTACAGCATGCATAGAGATATAATAGGTACTTTTTATAACTATACATTGAAAGTAGCACCTTTTGAAAATGACATGAAATCCTATAATGATTTTTATGAAGCTATATCAAATCCAAATAATAGTAAGCATAATATTGTTTTACCTTTCGGAGATGAAACATTAAGTTTTACAGCTTATGTAACTCAAGGTGAGGACAATTTAAGGATAAGAAAAGGGGGGAATATATGGGGCTATGACGGACTGTCAATAAATTTCATAGCGATCGAACCACAAAGGAGAAGATAATGAGATGGGATATACAAACAGAGACGAATAATCAAAAACCATATTCTACTCTTGATACTTTATTTGGTGCTGAGAATTCTATGCAGGGATTTGCGTATTGTCTGCCACGATATTCTAAATTAAATGGAGATTACACGAACGCACCGGATAGTATACCTTATGGGCTTAGTGGGTATATCAGCAGCAGTTTATCAGATAACAATTGCAATTTTGCCGATGTACCGACAATTACTGTTAGGTATGATAGGTTAAAGACAAGCAACGGTATACAGCTTAGATTTAACCTTTTATCGGGTGACTACGCAAAGAAGATAAAAATAAGTTGGTTTAAGGATGGCACAATCATAAAGAGTGCAGAATACAATCCAACAACATTAGAATATTTTTGTGCGGCTAAAGTAAAGCTTTTTGACACTGTAAAAATTGAGTTTTTGCAGACAAGTAAGCCTTACAGATACATATGGCTGTCAGCTATCAGAAACCAAAGAATGTCAAATGCCGGGGGACTAAAGATAGTCTATGACGATATAGCACTGGGGGCAAAAGAAGACAGTTCTATAAGTTCAGCGGATAAAAAGGATTTTGTGGTACTTGAAAATCTGAAAGAGGTAGTTGAGTATCCTAATTATGCTATGTGTTTACCCAGATACTCTAAGCTTGATGGAGCTTATTTAAATACCCCAAACACTAATACTTTTGAGCATATGGGATACATAAGCAGAAGCATATCAGACAGCTTTGGGAGATTTGCAATTTATCCTACCTTGGATTTTAGATTTACAAAGAACTTTTCAAGTGTAGGCATAAGCCTTGAGTTCAATAATTATAGTGAGGATTATTGTAGTAAGGTGAATATAAAATGGTATTCAGATAATACTTTGCTAAAAGAACAGGAATATAGTCCGGATAATTATAAATACTTTTGCTATGGTGTTGTAGATTTCTATAATAGGGTTGTTATAACCTTCATTGAAACAAGTAAGCCTTATAGAAATGTATTTCTCGCAGGGATCGCTTGGGGGCTTATAAGGATTTTTAAGGATGATGAGATTGAAAGTATAGATTGCTTGGTAGAAATAGATGAAACATCAAAAGAAATATCCGTAAACACTATGGAATATTCCGTAAGGGATAAGATGGGTTATGATTTTGAGTTTCAGAAAAAGCAGAAGCAGACTTTATATTTTGATGAGGCTATTCTGGGAATATTCTACTTAAAAGACGGTAAGCAGCTAAGTAATGTGGTGTACTCAATGGAAACACATGATGCTATAGGTATACTTGATGGTACGAAGTTTATGGGCGGTGTATATGATCAAGTAAAGGCAAAACAGATTTTGGAATCTATAATGCAGGACGAGGGTATACCGCACTTTATAGATACGGAACTTGAAAATAAATTAGTAAGCGGATACTTACCGATTTGTTCAAAAAGGGCAGCGTTACAGCAGTTGGCTTTTGCGATAGGAGCGGTAGTGGATACAAGTTATGATAGAAATTTATATCTGTATCCTATGCGAACTACCGACATAACTCAGATAAGGCAAGAGGAACTGTTTACTAAGTTGTCTTTCTCTCACAGTGATGTAATAACAGGCGTAAAACTCACGGTACATGAATACCTAAAAGGTGACGAAACTATGGAGCTTTATAAAGGCTATTTGGTAGGCAGTACAAAGATAGAGTTTAGTGAGCCTATGCATGCTTTAGCTATTCAAGGTGGAACTATCACAGAACAAGGTGATAATTATGCTCGTATAAGCGGAACAGGTGTTCAAGTGTTGCTATCGGGTAAAAAGTACATACATAATACTTTTAATATAAATAAAGATAATGATAGAGTAACACATAATAGGAATATTGCTGAGGTAAAGAAAGCCACACTGGTTACAAAGGAAAATATGCAAGAGGTTCTTGAACGCATCTATAACGATTGTATAAAGAATGAAAGCATATCTTGTAGGCTTGTGGTTGATAATCATGAGCTTGGAGATTTGGTTGAACTTGACACTTTCAAAGGTAAGAGACAAGGAATAATTACTAAACTTGATTTTAAATTCAGCAGGAACGAGATTACAGCAGAGGCGGTGATAAGATGAGTACTATATTGAATACTTTAATCTTTGACAGAACTGTAGATGATTTAATAAATGATACTGATAAAGCCTATATAGCTTATACAGACTTGAACAGAGTAGAAGAGGCTTGTAAGCATTTAGCAAATCTGTTTGGTGTAAGTATCAATACAAAAGTGTGGAACATTGAAGATTTCAGAACTGAGTCGGAAATGAATAGGTTGTTGGAAAATATTAAAAAGGTTAGGGAAAGATATTACACTAAAATATCAACACCACAAACACCGGTAAGAATTACTTATGATAGTATCTATCAGGCTAATGATATAGAGAAAATACTCAAGGACTTGGGTGACATGTATGAAAGTACTTTAAGTGGACAGCAAAGGCTGTCTTTTTCTTTGGGTAGAAAAAGCATAGGAAACAGGAGGTAAGATGGCACTAAAAACAAATTATAAAGATGATGTTTTTGAGGGCAATAGGAAATACACTTTGATACAGGGAGGAGACGGTAAATATGAAATTATAGACAGTACTAATTATACTGTGCAAGGTGATACATTTGGAGCAAAGGACTTAAATGCCATAACAAAGACATTGAATTCATTGCAAGAAATAAGGAGAGTTTTTGTAGATGTCAGTAAGTGGAGTAGTACAGCCCCGTATGTGCAGGAAATTGATGTTCCGGGGATACTATCTACAGATGTTCCTATCGTAGGGCTACATTTAACAGGATCAGAAACAGCAGAGGTAATTAAGGTACTTAATAAGTCTTTTTCAAGAGTGGATTTTGTGGAAACTTTAGACGGAAAGGTAAGGGTCAAATGTTTAAGTAAAAAGCCGGAAGTATCATTTACTTTGGCATTAAAGGGGGTGTAAGTCATGGCAATTTGTTTATTAAAAAAAGGCGGCGGAGGAATTCAATCTGAAGATGTTACTGCGTTAAGAAGCGAAGTACTCAAGGGTAAAATAGCACTTACATCTGACAGTAATGACGAAGCAGTCGAGGGGACTATGCAGCTTCTAAAAACTGATAATTTTGATGTGCCTTTTTATAGATTAGCACACCAGAGGGCTGATGATATCGGGCAGGGAGTAGTAATTGATAGCCCGGGTCATGGAAGAGGATTAGCGATATCGGTAAAACCTCCGGATGGAAAAAAATATGCTCTGGATAACAACACAGAACTTGTTTTTAAGCCGGAGCCTGATCTTCGACCGGAAAACATAAGAGGTGATAAAAGAATCGCAAATATACAGGGAGGTATACATATTTGGAACCCCGCACGTAGTGGTTATTTAGACATGTTATATGCTTGGAACAACGAAGGGCATTATGTAGATCACCCAATTGGAGGAAGAGGCGTTATTCTAAAAATCGGGAATGGCTATTTGATCGAGAATGCAAACTGGGTATTCCTTGCTGAACACGATCTAATCGGATCTAATATTCGAGCCGGTGTAAATATGTTTGGTGTGTCGGGAGAAATGGTCGATTACGGAGCGGGTGGCGCGGCTTTTAACGGTGCCACTTTCGATAATAGGCTCATGTCGGGAGTGGCGGACAAGGGAAAAGAAATTGTAATGAGTGGAGTATGGGCAACCGGAAATATGTCATTTTCAAGTAATCAATCATTCACAAATTGGAATGTTTGGTCATATAAGTTTATGGGGATCAGAGACGGTGGAATTAGATTTTCAGTTTCTGATAGAAATAGACAAGGTGTTGGCAAAGCTTCAATTGCAACTTTTTTTGACAGAAGTATTAATCTTACGCCGTTCAAAAAAATAAGAGTTGGAGCCAAATTTTTAAGCGGTAAATATAAAAAGAGTAGTACGCAAAATGATATGGCAGTTGCTACAATGGGTGTTGTTTTTGTCAATAAGAACAACTTAACTCTTTCAAATAACTCACAGTATAAATATCAAACGATATTGAATTCCAGCTATAAGGGTAAACACATCTCTTTTCAAGACGGTGCTGAACAAGAAGAAGTTCATGAGCATGGACGATTGACAGGACGTCAGCTGTGGGCAGAGGTGGATGTTTCCGATATAAATGAACACTGTTTTGCTTTTGCATACGCTAGAGCTGATGCAGGTGATTATTATGCTGAAGCGGAAATGATAATAAACCACATAGAGTTTGTAAATTAGCACTTCAAACGGAGTGCTTTTTTAATGCAAAAATAACTAAAAGAAAGGATTAAGTTATGTTAGTGGAGATTACAGGTAATAAAGACAGGGAGCAATTAACAACTACAAGTAGGATAGTAGCAGAAGTATTTGAGAAAAGGCACGATCATGTAATACGTGATATTGAAATTTTACAAAAAGATCTCCCCAATTTTGGGGAGATGTATATTTTAACTTCATATAAAGATAGTTATGAAAGAAAACAGAAAGAATATTTGATCACAAGGGATGGTTTTTCATTACTTGCTATGGGATTTACAGGCGATAAAGCACTTAAGTTCAAATTAAATTTTATACAAGCTTTTAATGCTATGGAACAAGAGCTAAAAAGGTTATATACAGAACGCCAACAGTGGGTAATCGAAAGAGAAAAGGGAAAACTTGTAAGGCATATATTAACAGATACTATAAAAATGAAAGTAGCTGACAGCCCTAATAAAAAGTTCATGTATCCAAATTATACAAAACTTATATATAAGTTGCTATTTAACAAATCTTTTGCTGAACTTAAAGAGCAATATGGGATTAAAGGCAAAGAAAGTCTTAGAGATTATCTTGCAAGTGAAGAGTTAAAAGAACTTGAGGATATGGAAATGCTTATATCTTCTCTTGTAGGTTTAGGCTGGAGTTATGAACAGATTAAAAACTTTGTAATACAAGAACATACGAAAAGATTAGCAAGTTAAGAAAGGAGATATATGAAAGTAATATATGACGAACAGGGCAATATCTACTATCAGATGATGGATGTTGCTCCGGATCCGGTGGGTGGTTTGAAGTTTATCAAAGTAGACGTGCCTACTGGAAAGAATTTAGTAAGATTTGATGTAAGCGGAGATAAAATCGAGCCGATTTACATTGGCAGACCTTTAACACCGGAAGAGGAACTTAAAAAAGAATTTGAGGAAAAAATAAAAGTACTTGAGAGTAATCAAGAAAAACTTGAAAACAAGCAGGTTACAACCGACTTGGCTCTAGTAGAGCTAAGTACAAATTTAATGTCTTAAGTTAAGAAAGGAGTATTTATGGATCATCTTTTCGAGGTAATAGCAAATTTAATAATTGATGGCTTATATACTTTTAAACAGGTATTAGCGAAGTTCAAAGCAGGAGTTGCAAGGAAGTTAAAAGAAAAAGGCAGAGAAGACCTTGCTACAGACAGCGATGCGAAAAAGAAGGAGGATAAATAGTATGTATTTTGATATTTTTAAACCTGTTTTTGAAGCAATTAGGGGCAATGCATTATTTCAACTTGTGATAATTATGATCGTTATGGATGTAATCTTTGGAAGTCTAAGAGCTACAAAGGACAAAGCTTTTAACTCAAGTGTAGGTATTGATGGGGGTATAAGAAAAGTAGGTATGTTGCTATCCCTTGTATGCTTAGTATTTGTAGATATCTTATGCCCGGTAAATTTAATTGGCTTTATACCGGAAACTATTAGGAGTTACATCCACTTACAAGACATTACAGTGATGGAGTTTTTTGCACTACTGTATATTATCTATGAAATATTATCCGTATTAAAGAATATGACCTTATCAGGATTACCGGTCCGCAAAATATGGATTACAGTAAAGGGCTTTCTAAAGAAGAATACAGGTGAATTTATAGAGATTGAGGATAAAGAATAGAAAGAGGGCTTCGGCTCTCTTTTTTATGAAAAAAGTTTGTTTTGATACAGTAGAAAAGAAATTAAAACAAGCTTAAACAAGATCATATTCAAAAGGAGTAAATATGTTACAAAACAATACAGATCCCAATATTCTACAGCTAATAGAAATAGCAAGAGCCGAAGTAGGATATATGGAAAAGAAGAATGCCAACAACCTTGATGATAAGAATGCCAATGCAGGGCAAAACAATTATACAAAGTATGCGAGAGACTTATACCCTCATTTACAGGGGCAACCGTGGTGCGACATGTTTACAGATTGGTGCTTTGTAAAGACTTTTGGAAAGACTCAAACTCTAAAACTTACAGGTCCTTTTAGTGCATATACTCCTACATCCGCACAGTGGTTTAAGGATAGGGGGCAGTGGCATAATAGACCTAAGGTAGGAGATTTGATATTTTTCAAAAACAGTGTTCGTATCTGTCATATAGGCTTGGTATATAAAGTTGCAGGAAATGTTGTGTATACAATCGAGGGTAATACTTCTCTCGGCTCACAGGTAATTCCAAACGGCGGCAGTGTGTGCTATAAGCAATATGATGTAGATAATTCACGCATAGCCGGATACGGTAGACCTGATTACAGCTTGCTTAAAAGTAAGAGCAGGTATGAGGTAGGTTGGAACAGAGATGACAGAGGTTGGTGGTATGCAGATACCGGCAACAGCTACATAAAGTCAAGTTGGAAAACGATAAATGGCCACTGGTACTATTTTGGTGAGGATGGATATGCAGTAACAGGTTTACAGGTTATAGACGGTAAAAGGTATATATTTGACAATACTATAAACGGTGAATTTGAGTGTTGCATGTTAAGGACTGATGAGAGCGGTGCTTTGAGTGTAGCTACTGCATAGGTTAAAAGGCTGCTAAATAACATAATATTAGCAGCCTTACAGATGAAGAAAAAACAAAGTATTTCTAATTGTTTTCGTGTTGCATTTCGTGTTGCATAGTTAAGAAAATTAAAGACTATAAGCGGAAAAACGAGGACTTAAAAGAGTAAAACAAAACCCTTGCAAGTGCCTGTCTGCAAGGGTTTAATCTACAATATCCTATTTTACTTATTTTATAAAATCATGCGGGTGACAGGACTTGAACCCCTACGAAAAACCTAAAAACATAAGTATTTCAAGGGGTTCTTTTTATTCATGTTGTATTTCGTGTTGCATAGTTTCAAAATAGCTGTTTATTTTATTATTAATTTCTTTGTTTTTACCCCTCATAGTGTGCTGATAAACTGTCTTTAGTGTCGAACTTGTCGACCATCCGCCACGCTCCATAATATATTTATCGGGTATACCCATTGCATGAAGAATTGAAGCTGAATAGTGTCTTAGGTCATGAAATCTGAAATGTTTAAGACCTGCTTTTTTTAATAAGTTGGCAAAGCGATCCGTTATCATGTTGGGGTGAAGATTTGTTATATTACCTTCTTTCGGAAGTAATTCTATAACAAAACCGGGAAACTCTATGTATCTGTCACTACTATATGTTTTTGGTGATTTGATAACCCAAGAGCCATCAGGGGCTTTTACCATAGCATTCTTAACATGAACTATGTTGCCGTTTATATCATCTGCTTTTAATGCACAGATCTCACCTCTACGCATAGGACCGAAAGCAGCAAGCAGTATAGGTACTTCTAATTCTGAGCCCTTTGCATAAGATACAAGCTGTCTGACTTCACTATCTGAAGGTATATGTATATCCGGTTGAACTTTCTTAGGTAAATCCGTTTTAAGTGAAAAATTAGGTCTATAGGTTCTTATAACTGCATTAAGCAATCCGTGAACATTGCGGATCGTTTTAGGAGATATAGTGCCTGCAATTGAGTTGATAAATACTTGTACTTGCTCTTGAGTAATACTGTCAATCTTTAACTTAGATATCTTGCTGATCTGATTAGCGGCTATGCCTTTATATGTTCTTACCGTAGTAGGTGAAAGGATGGATAGCCGGTTGTTAATATATTGTTCTGTAGCTTTACCTATGGTTAAGTTATTGTTTGATGTAGATTCTTCAAGCTTATATGCAGTTGCAAGATATTCCGCTTCTTTCTTAGTTGATGCTGTAAAAGATTTATAATGTCTTTTACCTTTTTCATCCGTATAGTCATAGATCTGACATCTATAACTGCCGGATGGTAGCTTTCTTGCTGTAGCCATGGGATACCTCCTTAAAAATATTAAAATTGGGTATAAAAAGAACACCTATTCCGGATTGAATGAGGTGTTGCCTAAGTGGTATAATATGGCTGTTGGTTATACTTCTATTATACTAAATAGGACTTAACTTAGCCCTTGCATTGTTGGTAGCAGTGCAGGGGTGTTTTTTATTGTTCTAATTTCTTAATGCGTTTATCAAAATCAGATAGTATTTTTTGCGTCTTATTAAACTTATCATATTCTGAATTGGCTTTCTCTTTTGCCGATTTTGAAGTTATCTTACCACTATGTGTCAGTACATCATATCTACGAAATGAAAGAAATTCATTAATGCTTTTAACAAAATCCTCCATAGTAAAAACATTTTCACGCTCAATTAAATCTTCTATGTAGTCAAAATATCCCGATACAGCTCTTTCTAATTGCTTGATCTGTTTTTCACTAAGATAGTTCTTAGCTATGGATACATCACTTTTCAATACTCGTCCACTTGGTGCATTTTTCCATGTAGTAAGTCCCATATGCTCTTTAGTACTGTCAGCATTATTATATATAATCTCAGCAGCGGTTTGCCCTGTTATTGCATAGTGGAATTTATTTTGAACCATTGCATAGAAATTATCAACAATATCTGTATGTACATCATAGTCTATACTACACTCTGCGAATATATCTGTTATTTGTTGCCATATACGGCGTTCACTGGCACGGATGGAACGGACACGCTCTAAAAGTTCCTTGAAGTAATCTTGACCGAAAGGTTTACCGTTTTTAAGCATATCATCATTAAGAGCAAAGCCTTTTATAATATACTCACGCAATGTTTTAGTTGCCCATTGTCTAAACTTTGTGGCTTTCTTTGAGTTGACTCTGTAACCTACGGCAATAATTGCATCAAGGTTATAAAATTCTAAATTACGTTTTACTGTACGTTCACCCTCAATCTGAACTTGTTCCATTTTGGAACAAGTTGAAGTTTTATCTAATTCATTTTCAGCATATATATTATTTAAGTGCTTTGTTATGGCTTGTGTATTTACATCAAACAACTCCGCCATTGACTTTTGAGTAAGCCAGTATGTTTCGTCTTTATAGTAAACATTTACATTTACATTCCTGTCATCTTCCTGATATAAAATAATTCTATCTTCCAAGCTACCTCCTTAAATTTATTTATATTTAGATGCTGTATTACACTACATCACTTTGGAAGGCTATTGCCTTACCTGAACCTGAAAACACGCTTCTTTGTAGCATTAAGATATTTGTTAATTTTTGTGATGGTTTATTATTCCTTTACCAATAAGGTAATTTAGTGTATTTTTCTTTCTATGAAAGCAACTATTAACAATTTCGGTTTTGTTTGAAATAATAATATATATAAATATATTAATCAGCTTAGTAATATTTGAATACAAAGATCTTCGTTTTTCTATCGTTATTTTACGTTCAGAATATTCTGTTAATACTGATATAAGGCTTTGTTCTAATTTTTCTCCCCCATGAACATAGTTGCAAGCAGTCGA